GATCTTTTATTGTGTATAATGCAACGGTCCTCTACGCCATGTTCCTTTACCATTTGCTCTATTACTTTTATTAGCTTAGGCTCTTGTTCTACTAAATGTACTGTTTCTGCACCTGCTTTAGCACATTCTATTCCTAGTATACCTGTTCCTGCTCCCAAGTCAATGACTATATCGCCAACACAAACTTTTGCCCTGATTGCCTTCACAAAGTTATTAAGCCTGTGAGTATCAGATAGCATATAAAAATGACTATGTGTTTGTGTGTATTTTCCTCTAAACATTATAGCTATTTATTATTATTAATATGTTCCTTGTATGCTTCTTCAAAACCTTCTATACCATACACGGCACGTTCGTTGTTGTTCCATAATCTTTTGAAGTAACCGTTATAACTACTTTCTATTGTTTTTGAAGATGTGTTTAAATGTCCTTTGACTAACCAAAATAGTCTGCAACATTCTTTATAGTTGGGATCCATAGGACTTCCTAAATTGGCACCAGCTGGAGGAATCGAACCCCCGCCTTCAGTTTTGGAGACTGTCGTGCTACCACTAACACCAAGCTGATTAACTGTACCTTCATAGTACTACACGTTAATCAGCTTGTCAAGTTTTTTTAGAATCCATTTGGAATTAAAATATAATGTATTGTTAGTACAATTCCAATAGATGCTAACAACCCTGTTATCATTTTAATAAAATCTTTTCCAATTAATGGAAATACTACTTTTAATTTTCCCTTGCCTAGCATTGTAGCCATTGCAAGTTCACGTCCACATAGTAGTCCTACAAACACCCATGTTGTTGACATTGGAATATCATTTAGTTCTTTAAAGAACCAAAGTACTAACCAATAAAATAAATCAATAATTGTTGCTGATCGAACATACTTTGTATTGTGTTTTTCTAATACTATTTTTTGTATCTTACCTCCGCTTTCACGGAACATAAATCCTAATCCAATAACAAATACTAAACTAATCATTACCATTAATTCAAAGTTTACTTGTCTTGGTAGGAATACGGCAATGTTTGCCATGTCATGTGATAGCCAAGTCCACCATAAGAAACCAGTAGTTACCCATTGTGCTACTCGCCAGTATGGTTTGTGTTTTTCTTTTACAGGATCGTTTATTTCATCAACAATTTTTGTAATAACAATCCATATAAAATAAGCCGCTACTGCCGCGACTGCATAACCCATAATAGATTTCATTAACATTTTTTCTAATATAAATGTACTAGCAAATGCTGATAATACTAAAAATGAGGTACTAACTGGTACTCCAACTCTTGTTAACAATAGTAGTAATGCAGGTGCCATTGCATGATACCATTTTACTTCCTGCCACGGAATTCTATTAAGACGACCGTATGATATATCTCCTCCATTTACTGTCCAGCCATACCATAAGGCCCAAAGTAAAACTGCCGAAGCAGACAACCATAATGTTTTCCAATGAAATCTTTCGTTGTTTGATGCAATCCATGTACCAAGAGTTTGTACTGAATCGTTTGCGATTACTGAATAGGCCGCTAATAAAAATCCTAGTCCCATCCAAATAGTTAAGTCACCCATTAGTGCCCCCCATTATCATTTATAGTTTTAATATACTATAAGGTAACGTATCTTGTCAACACTTTTTTAAATTTTTTTACAACCTGTAATTAGGTCATAAAAAAGGGCGACATAAAGCCGCCCTTTTAATATATATTCTAAAATTCTCGACTTATGAGAATGATAGGTTACCAGCTGTAACACCAATTTTTGCTAGGTAGTCAGCCGCGTTACCAAGAGATGAAGCTTGGTTGTTTAGCTCTACATAACCGTATCTTGTCATGAAAGATACTGTTGGTTCGAATGTTGCTGGATCAAGTACTGTACCTGATGACATTAGTGGGATGTATGGACAATAGAATGCCGCCGCATCAATCTCACCGTCGCCTTTGTAACCTACTAGTACTGGGCTATCGTCTGCCGCGTACTGGTCAACAAACACTCTCATAGTACCGTTTAATGTACCTACGAATTTAGTGTTAGTTGGTGCTTCAAAAGGACCTTCAGTTGTTCTTGCGAACGCTGAAGTTGTCGCTGATTGTAGTACTGTTAACATTGTTGGTGAAACAACAACGTAGTTACCTGCGCCACGTCTTGTACGTGTAGCAATTAAGTTAGCCGCTCTGTTAATAAGAACTGCTAACGCCGCGTGTTGGTCTCCAACGAAAGTTGCTTGACCTGATACATTCGCTTGATCGTATGTATCTGTTGCCGCGCCTGCTAAAGTACGTAGTGAAGTTAGAACTTCTTGGTCAATCTCAGCAGTAATTTCTTGGGCTAAAGCCTGCATAATTTCTGCTTCAACATCTAGACCATGCATTGAATTAGCATCTTGTGCCGCTTCAAATGTCCAACGTGCTGATAGTTTACGTGTTTTTGCTTCTACAGTTTGTTTCAATACTTGGATTGAAAGTTTACGACCTGCTTCTGCTTCTAAAGAAGAAGTTGAAGTTGGACCGCCTGTTGATGCGTCACCTGAGTAACCTTTTGCAATAGCAAATGGTGATAGTGCTTCGTCTCCAGCCGCTACGCCTGCCGCTGTTTGACCATATCTTACTCTTAATGTGTGAATTTGTCCTACTGGACCTGTCATAGGTTGTACACCTACTAGTTCGTTTGCGATAACTGTTGGCATCACACGACGGATAACTGGTAGAATCACTTTGTTAAGTGAAGCAACGTTACCGGCCATTGTAGTACCAGAATTAGCTGATTCTGAAAGATAGCTCTTTGTGTTTTCAAGAACTGATTCCATTACAACTTTTTTGTTACCTTCTAAGCCATCTGTTAGGGCGCCTTTTGTAGCATCCCAATTTTCAAATAGATTCTGTGTCATTTGGAATTCTCCTTATTAATTTGATATTCCTGCTAACTTTTTAAGGTTAATAATTTCGGCTTCACTTTCAGTGTTCTGCGTGTGTGCCTTGTTACCTGTAATCACAGTCTTCTGCGATTCCGTTATTGTTTGTGAGCTCTTAACTGTAGCACTCTCGTTTAATACTGTTGGTAAGTATTTGTTAAATTGTGCCTTTAACTTGCTTGTGTCAGTTGACTCAAGTAAGTTTGTCATTAGTTCACGTTTGTCTTTTGATAGAGGTCCCATAAGGTCAGTTAGCACCGCCTCACGTTCACGACTCTCGTTAATTCTAGCAATTTTTGTATTCGCTTCCTTAACCTTTGTCTCTCTGTCAGCAATTTCTTCTTTTGAAGCTTCAACTTCCGCTTTAGCTTCAGTAAGTTCTTTTGAAAGTTTTGAAATATGTGTTCCTTCTGCTAAATGTGAACCCATAAATTCAGCCGCAAATGTTTCAAATAGTTTTCTTCCAAACATATTTTCTTTTGCAGTTTTAATATCTTCTTTTAATGTACCAAGTTCTGTTGTTAGTGTATTCTCAACAATACCTGCTAGTTTAGAAGAAGCCTTATCTACGAATTCAGTCTTAGCTTTTGCAATTATTTCTTTACCTTCTTTAACAAGTTTTACCTTCTGTTCAATTAGGTCTTTCTTGTCTTTATGGAATTCATTAAGTTCTGAAGTAAGTTGTTCCATAACGAAATCTTCAAGTTTTTCAAAGTTTCCTTCTTGAACTTGTCTATCATTACGTAACTCAGCGATTTCTTTTTTCAAAGTTTCCATAACGAACTTATCTAAAAGTGTTGCGTGTTCTGCAATCTTAGCTTTGTACTCAACTTGAGCTTTAACTGCCGCTTGTTTGTCCGCTTTGAATTCTTCTAACTCTGATTTGATTGTATCTGATACCATCGCATCAAGTGCTTCCACCATTTGCGTTTTATCAGTTTCATATCTGTTAGCGAATTCTTCACGTAGCTCTGCAGTTAACTCTTCACGAGCTTCTTGTAGCTTAGATTCCCACGCCTCTGAAAGTGTATTTCTCACTTCCTCTGATATAACTTCTGAACCTAGGAGTTGTTCTATTGCATTTTTAGCCATTACTTTCTCCTAATATCTAGTTTTTCAATGAACTTTTGTACTTCCTTCTGAAAGTACTGTTCAGCTATTTTGTCATTGTTTACTGCGGATGCAACATCCATTAATACGTTACCTCGCTTACCATTCATTATTTGTTCATATAATGGGTCTGGATAAGCGTCTGGTGCACTTGGATTAGCTACAATATCAACTGTTTGTATTTCAAAATCGCTAACATTGCCGCTATCAGTTACATTACCACTACCTCTTGATGAAACACCAAGTTTTACTCCATTGTCTAAAAGGGTTTTACAAATATTTCCCATCGGAGTAGGTAACAGTTTTAAACGACCATAACCGTCTTGACCATCCATCCACATTTTTTCAATCATGTGGGACACACGGTCTAAATTTACTTGCAAATCATCTGGATGATCTGCTTCACCTAATACAGAGAATCCAGATTCGATTTTTTCTTGTATCGCTTTAACAGCTTTACTAATTTCGCTTACTGGATAAACTCTTTGATTTTGATTACGTTTTTCACCTTGTACAAAAATACCTTGCATGAACAGGTTCTTACCATCCTGAGAAGTCTCAGTAATGATTTGAGCCTGATCATACGATAGATTTTCTTTTAATGTACTTGATCTTAACATAATTATTCAGCCTTGCCTTTTTTCTCAGCGCCGTGACCTTTTGCTTCTGGACTTAATTTAGCACCATCACCTGGATGTGTTACACCCATGTCTTTTGGAGCATCAACTAAACCTTTTTTAGATCCTTCTGAACTTTTTGCAGACATATCAACAGCTTTACCGCCCATATCATTCTTACCTGCTACTGGCGATGCTTTACCATCGTCACCTGCTGGCATATCTTTAGGGTGCATTCCGTCTTTGCCTACTTTTGTAAGTTCTGCGCCTTCTTCTAGGTTTTCTTCTGCTTCAGCGTCATCTTTAGCTTCTTCTACTTTATCTTCTTCAGCATCATCTGCTTTAGCTTCTAAAGTTGGTTCTGCTACAGCTTCCATTTCTGGCATTTCTGGCATATCTTCAGCTGGCGCTTCGTCTTCTGAATCTCCCATAATTTTGGCAAATTCTGTTTTAAGATCCGCTAGTGCGTCTTCTACGTTTACTAACTTATCTTGGATTTCTTCATGATCGGCTTCGTGTTCGTCTGTTTCACCGTCACCGTCGAAGTCTACATCGTCGCCGTCTTTTGGCTCTTCATCTGATAATTCCATTTCAG